AAGCAGCAGGTTTTAACAGTACTAATACTAGAGAAATTCAGGTACTTGATGGCTTTGGATTTAGTCAGAATACTACTAGTGAAACTGTTACACTAAGCGAAACTGGTGCTGTGCCTGTGCGTGGACAGCGTACATTTAACACACAGTTAGATCCAGTTGACTTTAACATGACTACCTATATTCGTCCATTTAAGGACACTTCAGGTGGTGTAGTTACAAGCTTTAGCTGGGGAGCAACTACTGGTGCAGTTACAGCAGGCAGTGGCGGCAGCACAACATTGTTAGATGCATATCCTGCTAACATAGTAACTGCCAGTGCAGACACACAGGCCTTTGCTGCTGATTTTGGACTAAATACTTTTGTATATGCTACATCAGCTCCTGCTGGTGGTAGAACAGCAACATTTGCACCTATTTTTGGAGCAGATCCAGCAGTTACAGCTACATATCAAAAATTAATAGGTATCTATTTAATAGATGGTGGTAGTGGATATACCGCTGCACCTACAGTTACTATAGTTGATCCAGATAGTGGAGCAGAAGCTGTAGCTTTACCAGTTGTAACTACTACAGTAAGTGCTGTAGGTACTCCAACAATTACTGCAGAAGAAAGCGTGTTGTGGAATGCATTTTTTACATCAAGTGCAACGGGTGCTACGCAAGCTTGGTCAGAAACCGCCACAGTAGCCGAACTAGTATCTACTAATAGTCAAGCGCACCAATTAAAGCGTTTTGGTTTAATTGTTGTTATGGATACGGCTTGTTTTGTTATTGATGATTGTGTGTTAAATACTGCAACAATTGATTTTGGTATTGACGCCATTGCCAGTGTTGCTTGGGCTGGCCAAGGTAAAGCAATTAGGCAGATTAATGCTCCAGGCCTAGGTACAGCAGGCACGTTTAGTGCTAGCGGATTAGGTGCACCAACAATTAGTGGCACTTATAAGCAAAAAACTACTACAGCTGCGTTTATTGCTAATAAATTAAGCACATTTTCACTACTAGCAGGTTTAGGATCTCCTGGAACACCTCCTGGTACACCAACTTATTATAACTTACCACTTACAGGCGGAAATCTAACACTAAGCAATAATGTTAGCTATTTAACACCAGCTAACTTAGGTATTGTTAATACGCCTGTTACATACTTTGCAGGTACACGAGCAATTAGCGGTAATGTTACGGCATACTTACGTAGTGGTGCAGCTACTGGTGCAAATGATACGGACAGTGCAACTACCGGACGTAAACAAACAGCACAGTTGTTAGGAGACTTACTAGCAGGTAGTAGTACTACAGTTGATCCTAGATTTTATATGAAACTAACAATTGGTGGTACTGGTGCAGATGATCGCGTAGAAATCGAAATGCCTGGTGTTGTATTAACAATTCCTACTATTTCTACTGAGCAAGTTATTAGTACAAGTATTAACTTTACCGCACAAGGTACTGATACAATTGCTGGCGTACGTAACTTTGATCTTGAAGAAGCAAACGAAATTAACGTTAAGTACTACGCAGGATAATTTTATTAACCAAGACCGGCATTGCCGGTCTTATTAACCAAGTGTAACAATGGCAGAAATTAGTTTAAAAACCCTATTAGTCCCATCAAAAAGTATCGAAGTAGAATATCCCGGTATGCCAGGATTCAAAATTGACTTGGCCTTTTTAAGTCGTGAGACTCTTGTTAGTATTAGAAAAAAAGCCACTAAAACTACGTTTAAAAATCGTCAACCACACGAAGAATTAAATGATGAAGTGTTTTTACAGCTATATGTAGAAAATGCTGTAAAAGGCTGGACAGGCTTAAAAATTAAATATTTAGAGCAACTAGCTCCAGTAGATGTAAGTAGATTAGATCCAGAAGATGAGCTGAATTATACTAGTGAAAATGCACTGTATTTAATGCGAAATTCCAATGATTTTGATAGTTTTATTAGTGAGCAGGTTGGAGACTTGGGAAACTTTTCCAAGAACAGCTCTACTGGGTCGAAAACCAATTAAATAGCTACTTTGAAAATCAACAAATTGGCATGACACGGGAACGCTATCTAGAAGTATGTGAAATGATGGGTAACGAGCCTATAGACAGTGAAATACCAATAGAATTTGAAGATTTTCCTATAGACGTACAACAGGCAATTCTTGTCTATCGTATGTTAAAAGATGAGTGGGAAGGTTTTAATGGGCTGTATTTAGGCAAAAGCTTTATAGGCTTAACCGAAATACTAGACTATATGGAAATTGACTTAGAAGATAGAAAATTAATAGTTCAATTAATCAAACTAATAGATACTGCAAGAGCAAATCTAATTAATAAACGAGAACAAAAGCCCGCTAGTAATTAAACAGCGGGCTTTTTTATTGCAAAAAAATTTGTATTTGACATTTTAAAACCCTTGTGGTATACTTGGTGTAATCTCGCATAAAATATTATGCAACTAGAAAAATTCACCTGGAGCTAATATGGCAGGTAATCGTATTGATATAAATCTTAGTGTGCAGGACGAAAGTAAGACAATACAAAGTCGCACTAATGATGCCAAAAAATTAAATGAACAGCTAGAGCGTTCACAAAATTTAATGCGTGGTACTAAAACTGGCAGTGCTGCTATGCGGCGTGCTGGTTTTGATCCTATGGCTGGAGCTGAAGTAGGTGATTATAATCGTGCTCGTGGAGCAGCAGGTGGCGGCGGAGCTAGTGCACGTAATTTTGCCGATCAAGCGCGTGGTCTAGGAGGTTTAGTTAGATTGTACGCTACCTGGGCAGCAAATATATTCGCTGTTTCATCTGCTTTTAATGCTTTGCGTGAAGCAATGCAAACCGAAACAATGATTCGTAGCTTAGATCAGTTAGGTGCAGTTAGTGGTATAGCCATGGGCGGATTAGCCAAACAGTTTGCAGAAGCTAGCGGTGGCGCTATTAGTTTACGTGAATCTATGGAAGCTACTGCTAAAGCTATAAGCAGTGGCATGACACGCGAACAGTTTATGCAGCTAGGTGAAGTAGCCAAGGGAGCATCACAAGCACTAGGTTTAAACATGAGTGATGCTGTTAGCAGACTTACACGCGGTATTACAAAACTAGAGCCTGAACTATTAGACGAATTAGGTTTATTTACTAAAGTAGGTAAAGCAGCAGAAGATTATGCTCGTAAAGTAGGTAAAACTGAAAGTCAGTTAACAGATTTTGAACGTCGCCAAGCATTTGCCAATGCTGTGCTTAAAGAGGGGCGGGATAAGTTTAGCGAAATTGCTCAAGAAGGCAATCCCTACGATAAGCTGTTAGCACAGTTAAAAAATGTAGCACAAGATATATTAACAGTTGTAAACTCAATAATAGCACCTATAGCTAAATTACTGGCAGATAATACTGGACTAATAACAGCAGCTATTGGTTTAGCCGCTTTTAAAATAACTAAAACTGCACTACCGGCCCTAGGACAATGGCGTGAAGGTCTTAAAGCAGCAGCGGAAGATGCTGCACAAAAAGCTACAATAATTAATAGAAGTTTTCAAGAAGCGTTTATCACTAAACAAGAAAGAGCCCTAGGTATTCCAGCGCTAGAAGAAAACTTAGATAAAGCTAAACAGCAACTTAAACAAGCTCAACAAGAACTACTAAGTTCTAGCAGTAGCATGGATAAACGAGTAGCTCGTAGTAAATGGTTTGGTAAAGCAACTAGCGAAGATGTTGCCAATGAAAAAAGTATAGCTAAACTACAAGAAGCTAGCGCAAAGTTAGCGCAAAGTGAGTCAGCCGACAAGCAAAAAATTGCTGCAGCTATGGACAAAGTAGCTGCTGCACAAAAATTAGTATTAGAACGCAGCCAAGCACTAGCTAGTGTAGATGATACCTTACAGGAAGGTTTGCAGAAACGTGCTCGTGTATTATCAGAGCTTTGGCAGCGAGAAGAAATACGAGATCAAGCTCGTAGTAAGGCTGCTAGACTTCGTATACTTAGCGAAGTTACCGGTGATGTAGAGTCTAAAGGTTTTCTTAGCGGTATTAAAGAATTATATGGTAAAGCTCAAGCAGATAAAGATATTGGCAGACTAGGCAAATTTGTAACAGTAGTACAAGGTAGCATGGTAGCTGCTGCTAGTGCAGTTAGCATACTTGGTGCAAGCTTAAGCCGAGCTTTTATAGCACTAGAAATAATAGTCGGTACGTTTTTAATATTAGACACATTATTTAGTAAGAATAAAAAAGCCGTACAAGAATTTAATAGCGCAATACAATCACTAGAAGAATCAACCAAAACGGCTACGATGGTAGCAGAGAGATATAAAGATACGTTAACTATTGATAGTATAAATGCATTTGCTAATAGTTTAGACGGAATATCTGAAGGTTTAGATAGAGTAAATAAAGGCTTTGCTAAAACTAACGAAATGAGCAGTTGGATTGACAAAGTACAAGATTTTTTGTCGGTTTTTTGGGGTGGGCAAAAGTCTAAAAAATTAGCTGAAAATTTAGTAGACAGTGTAACAAGTGCTATTCAAAATATGCCTGTTACTATGCGAGGAGCACTAGAGCAACAACTGGGAAAGGTATTAGATACTACAGATTTATCAGAAAAAGGACTAACTGAAAAATTAAAAAGCTTAACTACCAGCTTACGAGATAAAGATTTATTAGAACTTAGTCGCGCAGTACAAGAAGTTATTAATAACAGTAAAAAGGGTGTAAAAGATGCACAAGCAGTTACACAAGACGTGCGTGAAACTGCTAAAGCAACAGAAACAGCATTTCAAAATTTAGCTAATGCTACTAAAGATACTAGCCCACTAACAGTATTTTTAGGCAACACTGTTAAGCAAGCTGCAGCACTTAAAAAAGCTTTAAATGATGCAGTTGGTGCTCGCGGAGCTATGGATGAATTAAGCAAAAAAGGTGGCCTAGAATTTTTAGATCCTGGCACAGCACTATCTTTAGCGCCATTAGTTAGCGAGTACAAAACTTTAAGCACCGAAGCAGGTAAATATAATACTATACTAGCAACTAGCGAAACAAAATTAAAACAGCTACAAAAAGAACTAGCAAGCGGCCCAATGGGTGCTAGCGAAGAAAGACTAAAAAGATCAGAACTAGCACAGCTACCAGCAATTATAGAAGACGCAAAATCTAAGTTAGGTGGTCTTAACAGTAGAATGGAAGAAATTTCCGCTACAGCTCGTAGATTAATTCAAGATAGTGTCAATAAACAAATAGATGCAAGTTTAGCTAATTTTAAACTAAGACTACAGCAATTATCAGTCCAACAACAACAATTTATAGTTGGTACATATAGAGAACAAACAGTAGAAACAGCAAGACGTCAAACCGAATTAGCTATACAAGCTATAGATGTTCAAAATAAAATAGCTGATGGAAATATAAAACTTGTACTAGGTATTGAGCTATTAAGATTACAAATTCAGCGTGACGCAGATCTTAGAGAACTACAATTTTATAAAGATGCACAGGACAGGGGCAACCAACTAGAATCTGCTGTAGAAGAAAGACAAGCAGAACTAGGAAAGCGAGTTACTAGAACAGGTGAAGTGGAAAAAGCAGTTGCATCTTTTAATGTTGGTAAATTAAGTGAGCTAGCTAAACAAGATCCAACATTAATAAGTTTAATCGATCAAATAAAAGGAATAAGCTTAAATAAGATTGCTGCTAATAATCAAAAAGAACAACAAAGATTAAAAGGTGCTATTGACGAAACAACCCTAAATACTAGAGATATTGTAGAAGGCTTACAAAGACGAGCTGATAGTATAACTAGACAAATTAGTGAGTTTACAGATCAAGGACCAGGAGGTCAACAAGCTAGATTTACACTAACTCAAAGTTTACAAGATTTAAATCAGCAGATAACTTTAGAGCGCTATAAGGGTGAACTAGAAGCCGCCAGTAAAACCTTTGAAATGGAAAGCAAGGGAAAAACAGGTGCAGAACTAGCAAAAGCTGAGGCAGACTATAATTCTCAAGTTAGAAGACAGGCTTTAATGTATGGCGAAGCAATAGCTAAAATACAGTCCGAAAGCGGTAAAACTTTAGCTGAATTAGCTGGTAAAACCGACGAAGCTTTACGAAGCCTAAATCTTACAGATGTTAATAGATTTTTAGATCAAGCTACAGCTATACAAGAAAGAACTCAACAAGCAGATCTAGCTAGTATAAAATCTCTAGAACAACAACTAGATTTTGAAAAACAAAAATTAGAGTATAAAAATAATTCTGGTCAATTAACCGAAGAAGAGTATAGATTAAATAACTTACGTTTACAGCAAATAGGTAATGAATTAGCATTACAAAAAGCTATACGAGAAGCTATGAGTGGCAGAGACACTGCTACACTGCAGCTATTAAGAGATATGGCCAATGCACCAGGAGGAGATGACATGTTAGGTCCAGTACCTCAAGCAGGGCAACCTAGTTTTATGGATAGAGGTGCTGCTATTGGCCAAACATATACTGATGCTGTTGGTTCCGCTGTTATTTTATATAATCAGCAAACAAAAATTGTAGACTTAAACACTTTATTAACAGATAGTGTTAAAAAACTAGGAGACACCTGGAGCCAACAATTTAGTAAAATGGCAGATTCAATGATGTCATTTATACAAACAGGTAAATTTAGTTTTAAAGATTTTATGAATAGCATGCTTACAGATTTTCTTAGAACAATGCTACAAATGCAAATGCAAAATTTTGCTAAAAGTGTATTTGGAGGAAGTAATGCTGTAGGAGCAAGTTTAGCTTCATTTTTTGGTTTGAACGCTATGGGTAATGCTTTTAATAGTCAAGGTATTATGGGGTATGCCAGTGGCGGAGCGTTTACTAATAGTATAGTAAATCAACCTACACTATTTAAAGCTGCAAAAGGTTTAGGTGTAATGGGCGAAGCAGGGCCAGAAGCTATTATGCCACTAAAGCGCGATAGTAATGGTAATTTGGGAGTTAGCGGAAACCAAGGAAATGTAGCTATAGTAGTTAATAACTATAGCCAAGAAAAAGCAACCGCTAAAGAAACAACTGATGGCAGAGGTAATCGTCGTATTGAAGTTACTGTTGGCGATATGGTTGCCGGAGAACTAAGCCGTACTAATAGCAATTTACAGAAAAGTTTTACTAATACATTTGGTATAACTTCAATGGTAGGAAGGAGATAGTATGGCAAACGTATCTTGGCCAACAGAATTACCACAAAGTCCGCAAAAGGATTTTACAGAAACTATAGGCGTAAATATTATTCGTTCTGCTATGGATGCAGGGCCGGCGAAACAACGACGACGTAGTCTCCGACCTACTACCATGACCCTTAGTTTTATTATGACTACACAGCAAACCATAAAATTAGAGGATTTTGTAAATAATACGCTACTAGGCGTAAAGCGGTTTAATTTTACTCATCCTAGATTAGGCACAACTGTTGAATGTAGACTAGTTCCACAAGGTGATGGACAATTTTTCACACTACAATATCGTGCACCTGACTACTGGCAAACTAATTTACAATTTGAAATATTACCATGAGTAGACTAAATAGTTTATCTGCTGCAGCAATTCGTGCAATGTTTTCATCAGAAACAGATGCACAAGTAATTACACTAATAACCATTAAAGATCCTACCGGTGGAAACGACGACGTTAGATTAGCAGATAGCTTTACAGGTAGATTAACAGGAACTACACTTGGATGGTCCACTCAAGAATTAGAAACACTAGAAGGCTATACCGATGATGCGGAAGTTATTTATGGTGTAACATTTGCAGGTAATGAGTATTGGTTTGTGCCAATGCAAATCAATTTGCCAGAAGAACAAGATACTGGTGTAGGAAATATAAGTATTACCATTAACTATGTAACCCAAGAAGCCATAGCACTTATTAGAAAATACTTAACTAAACCAACAGAAGTAAATATAAGCATTGTACTTTCTAGTAATCTAACTGGCCCTAATCCAGAAGCACAATTTTCAAGATTTTATATAGTAGGTGCTACATATAGCGCCGAAAGCATAGAGCTACAGTTAGAAATGATTAATTTTACCAGAGAACCCTTTCCTAGCTTTACATTTTCACCATTATATTTTCCGGGATTATTTTAATGGATTATAGTAAATATATTGGTTTACCCTACCAAGAAAACGGTAGAAACGAACAGGGTGTAGATTGCTGGGGATTGGCAAGAATATTCTATAAAAACGAATTAAATATTGACTTACCTAGCTATAGCGAACTATATGATGGCAGCTACGACCCTAAGGCTGTAGCTGCCATTACTTATTATAAAGACAGCTGGATTAAAGTAACCAACCCTGAAAATGGAGATCTTTGCTTATTTCGTATAATGAATGAGCTTAGTCATGTTGGTATATACATTGGCAATAATAAATTTTTACATAGCCGCGATGGCAAGGATAGCGTAATAGAGTCTATTGATAGTCCTATGTGGTTTAGTAGACTAGAGGGATTTTATCGCTATACTGAAAAGGCAACACTGCCAGTAGTTGGCAGCCCACACCCACTATACTGGAATAGAGCGGTAGAATTTGCTACGCCTGGTACTAATTGTCAGGCATTTGCAAATTATATTATTACAAAATATAACCTAAGCGTAGAGTTTAGTAATCAATTAATATTAACTATTAATGGTGTAATCGTACCAAAAGAAAAATGGTCTACTACTTATTTTGAAAAAGACCAAGTAGTTAACTATAAAGTTGTAGCACAAGGTCGCAGGGGCATACGTACTGTTGCTATGATAGCTATTATGATAGCAGCATATTACTTTGGTGGACCAATTGCTACAGAGCTTTTTGGTACTGCTGAAGCCGCAACTATAGGCGGCATGGACGTGGCTGTTGTAAGCGCATCAGCTGGAGCAAAATTTGCTACTACCATGGCTATACAATTTGCAGGCATGGCACTTGTAAATGCCGCGTTTCCTATTAGGCCACCCAAAGATCCTGGACAAGCTATACCTACTAATATGTTTGCAGGAACACAAAATCAAGCTAATCCATTTGGTGCAATACCAGTAGTGCTTGGTAAAACTCGTGTAACAGGTTTACTGGGGGCAACACCCTATTTAGAAACACTAACTACTACAAGTCTATTACACTTAATAATTATTTGGGGATTTGGCCCACTATGGATTGATCAGGATAGTATATCTGTAGGTAGCACAAAAATCAGTAGTTTATATCAAGATACCGCTAAAACAGGCAGAAATATACAGCTAACTCTTAGTGGCACTGACAGTGAAACAGCCAGCGAAACACAAGCATTTAATAATTATTATCCTAGTGACGTACAACAATTACCAGCAAATCCAGTAGAGTTAATTAATAACACTACTACTGGAAATCCATGGACAACTGTTACATTTTCGCAGCCAGCAACAAATATTAAAATAGCTATTAATTTTCCAGAAGGTTTACGGATGATAAACACGGAAAGTGGTAATAGTTATAAACATAAGGTAAGATTTGCAATTGCTTGTTATCCTAGTAGTTTCAATACACCAGAAGCAAACACAGATATTACGCCCACACAAAATGATCTTAGGTATACTTTAGCCACAGCAAAAACTTTTAACTTACAAGCACCAGGAAATATTGGTTACTCAGTTGGAGATAATCAAAATACTGCTTACGAATTATATAGAAAATATGTGCTTGCACTACAAGCAAATGGTAGTGTAGAATTATTTGCCGGCAGTGCATCTGATGTTAGAAATAGTGCCCCATCTAGTGGCTTAAGATTGGCCATTGAAGCCACAAGTTATACCTATTTATTAAACGAAAGTAATGATTATAGCTATACGCCACAAGTACCCGCTGGTTTTATAAAATTATATGAAATTGAGTTAGGCCCTAACGGCTTTTACTATGAAAATACATTTACTTATAGTAGTTACACGAAAACCGGTTTAACTATATCTGTAACACCAGAAGTTGTAAATAGTGAAACCACTTATAATAAGTTAGTTACAATATCTAGCGGCAGTATTACAACAGATATAACTAACACTAGTACTACAGAAATTGATAGTTTAATATTTAGTGCAAAAACTGATTTACCTAATAGAGTTTCTGTTACCAGTAGTACCTGGGCCAATGAATTTTTACGTAATGATGCTGTATGGGGTAGTACAGACCCACAATCACATGTTTATATAGACTCTGTAACTCGTGTATTTCCAAACGATGGGTATTATACTATAGACTTGGCAGCCGATAATTGGGCAAGTTTATATATTGATAATGTTTTAGTAGCTAGTACCGCTAATTCATTTAAAAATGATGAAGAAGGGGGAGTGCCTTTTGGAGCAGTAAGAAATCAAGTATATCTTGAAAAAGGAACAAAAACCGTTAGAGTTGATGCCAGAAATAGAACTGGTGATGGCAACAACCCAAGTTTAACAGCTAGTAATCGCGGAGTAGCATGTACTATTAGATTTGTTTGGGATGGGGTTGATAATATTAATCCAAACAAAGGCTGGGAAATTGTAGAATTAGAGCGTAATGAAAAAGACGGTTTTAACTTTATCTATGATTTTGTAGATAAACCTAGAAATACTTATACTATTCGTATAAAAAGACTAAGCGCAGATAACACTAGCTCAGGAAAAACTCAATTTGCTCATAAAGCATACCTATATGCTGTAACAGCAACAGATACTAGCACACCACCACTAAATCTATTACCAATTAGAGGTAATAATAAACGCAATTTGGCCAGAACAGCAATAGTTGTTCAAAGTACTAATAAAGTTAATGGTACCTTAGAAGGAGTAAATGCATTAGTACAAACTATAGCTAAGGATTGGAACGGAGCATCCTGGATTAGCAGACAAACAAGCAATCCAGCTAGTTTGTTTATATATGTATTACAACATACTGCAAATGCTTATCCAGTTAGTGATAGTGAAATAGACTGGAATAAATTTGTAGAGTGGCATGAATTTTGTAACCTAACTACTGCTACCAAACCAAAATTTGAGTATAATAACGTATTAAATAGTACTCAAAGCTTAATGGAAGTTTTACGCGATATAGCTGCTGCAGGCATGGCTAGTCCAACATTTATCAATGGTAAGTGGAGCGTAGTAATAGATAAGCCTAGAAGCTATACTGTACAGCATTTTACACCGCAGAATAGCTGGGGATTTACCAGCACCAAAAATTTAGTATTTATACCAGACGCTTTTAGGGTTAGTTTTCCAAATGAGCAAAAAGCTTATCAAGCAGATGAAGTAATTGTATATAATTATGGTTATGGAGAATATAATGGATATATAGTAAATGCTGGTGGCTTTGTTAATGGTAATACTTATAAAATTACTTATCTAGGAACCACTAACTGGAACGCTATAGGGTATATAGGAACGCCTAGAGTAGGCGAAACATTTGTAAAAAATAGCACAGCTGCAACAGGCACAGGCAGAGCATTCAGTACTGCTATTCATTCACTAGGAACAGCCAGATATGTTATAGCAGCCGAAAAATTTGAACAAATTAATTTACCTGGTGTTACAAATCCTGATCAAATTAGATATTTTGCTCGTTGGCATTTGGCACAGCTAAAATTAAGGCCAGAAGTATATACAATAAATGTAGATTTTGAGTATTTGGTATGTACCAGAGGTGATTTAGTAAAAGTAACACACGACATACCGCTGTGGGGTGCTGGATCAGCACGTATTAAATCTATTAGTGGTAGTACAATTACACTTACAGAGCCTATATTATTAAATAGTGCAAAACTATACAGCATACTAATTAGAACAAACGATAAAGATGCCCAAAATAATGAAATTGTTAGTATAAGTAGAGATATAAACAGTGTTGAGTCCAGTAACTACTATAATACCATAACGATTAGTAGCGGTAGTTTAACTGGTGCTGAAGTAGATAACTTAATAATGATTGGTGAACGTCAAAAAGTTACACAAGATTTAGTAGTTTTGTCCATTCAGCCAAGTAATAATTTAAGCGCAACAATTACATTAACAGATTATAGCCCAGAAATATATACCAAAGATCTAGATAACGAAAATGTAGCTTTCAATGCTAATATATCACTAGAAAACATAGATATAGTAAAAAATACTATAACTCATGTGCCAAAAATAGTTGATATAATTACTACTGGTGGTTTAAGTGAACAAATATCTACTGGTACTTTTATAAATACTACAGTAATTACGTTTGCTAATCCAAGCGAATTGAGCAAATCTGCTACAATGATTGAAGTAGAAATTATACCAGCAGATAGTTTATTTAATTCTGATACACCTAAAAATCCATACTATACTCATAAACAATCAAGCAGTGTAATTATTAGAGGTTTAACTACCAATGGATTATATAAAATAAGAGCTAGATATACTAATAATGAACGTGATATATTTGGACCATGGTGCAAGGAATATGGTTTTCAAGCTGTAGGGAGAAATACAAATCCTTTTAAACCAGATGACATAAGTATAACATTCCAAGATACTTTTATATATGTAAAAGCTGTACTAACCGGAACCACTACTGAACCTAGTGATTTTGAAACCTATGAGTTTAGAATATATAAAACTACTAATATTGGTACGGATGATTTTTGGTCCGAAGTTGACACTGACAATATTTTAATTGCTAGAAGTAAAACACAGGCGGTATTTAATTTACTAGATTTTAAACCAACTGTAACAAATAAAATTATTTCGGCAGCAGGAATAAACTATAGAATAGCCTGCCGAGCTATTAATAGAACCGGCAATTATAGTTCTAGTAGCGCTTTAGGTTCAATTTTAATAAAAACAATTCAGTAGGAATTTAGGTATGGCATTAAGAATAAATCCTGGTTATAAGTCGCTAAACTTATATTTTAATCAGCCAACTAATGCATATAGTGTAGATGACGTAGACACTGGTACAAATATACAAGTAGTTCAAAATGATATTCGTACTGACCTACAAGGTTTAAAAATATGGATACGCGCAACTAGCTGGGAAGGAGGACAGCCAGTTGCTGGAGAGCTATACTATGACGGGCCTTTTCAGGGACAGCTAACAATTGATAAATTATCAGCCACAGATATAGATTTACTAGAAGATAATAAAACTTATTATATTAAATACGCTTTTATTAGTAAGCTCCAACCTTCAGAATACACTATATTACCTGTAACTGCTAATAATATATCTACTGAATTAACTAGTAAAACATTAGATGTTTCATTACCTATACAAGGTTATTTAACACGTGATCCTATTGAAATACCTACAGATGAAAATGGCGATAATCCAACATTTACAGATGCCACAGGGCAATTTAAAATATTTAGATATAGTGATGAGGTAACTACTAGTGGTCAAGTAACCTTTGCAATAAAAACCGTTGATGTTGCGGATCCAATTACTGGTAATATTGTCCCTGAAAAAGTAACTACTGGTGGGGCTAATGGTACTATTGATGAAGATGGTAACTATGAAATTACTGCTATTACTGCTCTAACAGGAACTATAACTTTTACAGCAACCTGGACTAATCCTACTAACCCCGATAATATTTTAGTTATTGAAAAAGTACTAAATATTGGAAAGAGACGACCGGGCCAAACCGCTCCGCTAGTAGCTATAACAGCGTCGCCCGGCCTAGCATTTGCACTTGTAGAAAATACTGCTGGGACTACAATTTATCCACAAGATGGTATTGTTTTAAGTGCGTCAACTTCTAATATTCCTGGACAAATAGAGTTTACCTGGACATACGATCCAGGAGGCCTAAATCTACCTATTAAGGGTACGGGCCAGGGCTATACAGATGGCCTCTTGAATAATACTAGTTTAAACACAGATGAAAGCGAACTAACAGTTTTACCAGCCTTTTTTAGTGGAATGACAACGCCAATAGGCAAAGTTTTCAAGGTAGTAGCAGAAAGTACTATAGTTGGCAATGATGTTACAGCTTTTGATTTATTTAGTATTTACTATTTAAAAGAAGGCAGCGATGCCGTATATATGGGTTTACAAAATGAAAATCAAACAGTAACTGTTGATAAAAATAATCAATATATTGGCACGCAACCTATAATAGAAAGTCAGGCACTAGTAGTAGAAGGCATAAATTTTGTACCAGCAAATAGAATTCAATATAGCATAGATTTTCAAGACGGCTTTGATAATACACTAGTAATTAATAATGATGTTAACACACCAATTGCAGGCAAACCAAAAGGATATATACAAGCTACTGCTATAGAAGCAACAAAAGCTTATGGGATTATAAAAGCTGTAGTTGCAGGAAAAACTTTTTTGCGAACACTAACGGTTACCCGAATTAAGGATGGTACTGACGCTACTAATATTGATGCTCAGCTAACAAATGATTTTCGAATTATTCCAACCTTACCAGATGGAACAAACGGAGACTATATTGGTGCCAGCACTACAATAGAAGTATATCAAAATGGTGTGCTGCAAACATCAGGATATACTTTTTATGTTAGTGAATTAGCAGGAGGTATTGTTTATACAAATGTTAATACTACGCAACGTAATGGTATAGGTGAAATAAATGGTAGTTTAACTGCTGTAGATGGTAGAGCAACTTTGGCTGTGGTAAGTATGGCCGGCGACAGCGGTTATCTAGACATTACAGCTAAAAAGATAGATGATCAACAACTATTTACTGAAAGATTTAATTTAAGTAAGAACAAGGATGGTGATCCTGCGGTAGTATACGAACTACGTAGTAATACTAATACTATAGCTAAAGCAAGCCCTGATTATTTAATAGATGGCGTTCATACTCCATCTACTATTAATTTTAAAGTTTATAAGATTAAGGGCAATGAAGAACCAATAGAATTTGGCGGAGATCCACTATACTATGCACAGTGGAATAGTCCTAGTCAACCTGAACCTACTACCTATACAGTAGTTCCAGCCGGTGGAAATTTACCAGCTGTTGTGCTTGCTAATAACAGTGATGTTACTAGCGTAAATGCTAAGTTAATGTATAAAAAAATAGATGGATCCTATATACTATTTGACAAAGAAGAAATCGGAGTAGTTTACAAAGGTTCTAGCGGTCAAGCCACTGTTACTTCTTATGCTTTTATTCGTACAGATAGTAATCCGCCAGCTACGCCTACTGGAGGAAATTTTTTTAATCCTAATCCTACAGGACCTACAAATGCTGGTGGTATTGGAATCAACTGGAGCGACGGAATACCTGCTGATAATGGCAAGCCACTGTGGATAAGCATACGAACTTTTACTAGTGATGGACTAACCCCACAAGATGCAACCTGGAGCGCTCCTTCTAAGGTAGCTGCGCCCAGTCAAAGTGCTAGATTTCAATTTAGTGAAAACAGTACTGGTCCGTGGTCAACAACACCTAGTACTACAAGCGTATATGCTAAATTAGAGGTAAGTACTGATAATGGCATAACTTGGAATCAAAGCGGCAATGTTTTTAAAATTAAGGGTGAAAATGGTAGCCCAGGATCCAGTGTAGATATTGTATTTAAGCGAAGTAACACACAACCAACTGTAACAGGTAATACTAATCCACCCGATGGAACTTGGTCTAGTACCGTTTCAGGAGCTACTGGTACTGCACCACTATGGTCTAGTGTAGGATATAATAGCGGTTCGGCAGCAAATACATGGATTTGGGAAGCGGCAATTCGTATTGAAGGAACGGATGGTTTACCTGGAAATACAGTAGCAGAAGTTAGTGCATTTGCACGTAGTTCTACTGTACCACCTACTCCAAGTGGTGGTAGTTATACTTTTGGTGCAACAAATCCGTTAATAGCACCTACAAGTGCAAGTGTTACTTGGTACGCATCTATTCCTGCTGGAACAGATCCAATTTGGGAAAGCAGAGCTGTAGCTGCTATTACTGGCACTAGTGGTACTGATGCCACACTAACTTGGTCAACACCAGTAAAAACAGCAGAAAATGGACTTCCTGGTACCCCAGGCACAAGCGTAGATATTGTATTTAAGCGAAGTACCACAGTATTAGGCCCTAGTGATAAACCGGCTAACTCAGCAAGTAGCCCTCCAGCAGGTGGTTGGTTTAGTACTGTAGCAGAAACAACCGGAACAGCCCCACTATATTCTAGTACAGGTTATAAAAACGGCACCACTTGGACGTGGAACGTTCCTGTGCGTGTTGAAGGCGCTACTGGTTCAGACGGTCAAAGTATTGCAGAAATTAGCGTATTTACTAGAGTTGCTAATGCTGTCTCAGTTGCTACTCCTGCTAATGGTGTTTATAGTTTTACAAGTAAAAGTATAACAACTGTACCTATAAGTGCAGGTGTTACTTGGTACGCATCTATTCCTGCTGGAACAGATCCAATTTGGGAAAGCAGAGCTGTAGCAGTTGGACAAGCAACCGGAAATAATACAAATACATTAACTTGGTCAACACCAGTAAAAACAGCAGAAAATGGGGCCCCGGCTAGAGGTGTTGATATAAGTGGCGCACTGGCAATTAAATATAATAGTACTACTGGTTATAGTCCAACAAGTTTAACTTTAACTGCACTACCACAAAATATTGTTCCAACTAGCTATAGTTGGTCGAGCCCAAACGGTACTGCTAGTTTTAGCTCACTAAATAGCGCAACTACTACAATGACCCCGGCTAATACTAGTTCAATACAAGTTAAATTAGTTGTTAGTGATGGAATCAATACTGCTGAAAAAACCATTACAATAGCTGTAGCTAGTGACGGTGCCATAGGCCCAACAGGGCCAGCAGGAATTCCCGCTAAAAGTTTAGATATTTTAGGAACTACAACAGGTAGTTTTAAATTATCTGGTACTACTTATAGTCCGGCTAATACAGGTACATTAATAGCTAATCCGCAAAATTTAGTTAGCCCCAGTTATACATGGACAGTAAGTGGAGGCACATTCTCAGGCGGCATAACAACAAGCTATAGTTCTAGCGTAGTAGCAACACCTAATAGTAATTCTACTATGACAATAACACTCACTGTTTTGTCTGAAGGAGTTTATTATAATAAAACTATATATTATAGTATAAACAGTGATGGTACAGGTGTTGACGGCCGCAGAACTGCTACAGGTGTAGTTTATAAAACAGCCTATACTACTGACGATGATAATACTCCCGGCGGCCCAAGTGCTACTAGTTTTACATTTACTACTGGTGTGTTCACAGGTTTAGATAGTAGTGGCTGGAGTAAAAACGCACCAGTATTTCAAGCAAATAATAGTTATAGGTATTGGGTAGCTACATTTACAGCAGTAGAAAATACTAGTGGAAGTAATACTAGTAGTGGAACTAATTTAACTTTTGGCACTCCTAGTAAAGCTATAGGGTTTAGCGGATTAGTTACATTTAGTAGTGCTACACAAGTAACGGACGGTACTAATACTATTGCTGCATTTAATAGTAGTACACAGATTGATGGTGGTCAGATAACTACTGGAACAATCAGTGCCAATAGACTACAATTAGGACAAAATTCAGGCGCTAGTAGAATTGTATTAACAGATCAAAAAATAGAAGTTTATGAGGGCAACAACTTGCGTGTTAGAATAGGAAATCTTGCATAATGGCCTATGGAATAGAAGTTTATAGAGCTCCTGGATACCCAACACTAGTTGATACTATGTTGGGTGGAAGGGTGTTTATTGAATTATTAGAACTTAGCCCTAATGCAGGTAATCCAGGCAACATAAGTGTAGGATCTTCATCAAGTTTAGTATACACTAATGTTCCAGGCGGGCAATATTTAAAATATTATACTCTTCAAGGCGGACCATATAGTATAAGCACAAGTACTAATGGCTCAGGACAAGCAGTACTAAACTTTACTAGATTAACTAACAGAATAACTTTAGGTGGTGGAAATACTACTACTATAGCAGTATTTGCCACTAAACTAAGCGATTCAAGTTATGGAATGTTAGTTACAAATTCTAATGGAGACAGATTAGTTTCTACTAACTACGTTACACCTGTATTTGTAGGTAGAGCTACTTTTAATAGTTCTCCTACGTATACTTATGGATTAACAAGACAACACGAAAGAACTATTAGTTATGGAAGCCCTAATTCTTATAAATTAATACTCTATACAATACCAAATAGTACCAATGTGTGGTTTACTGCAGAGAGTTTTATATCCTCAACATCTAGTTCGTATACACTAACTACCAAGTATATGCTACCCTCAGCTTCCACAACTTACCAGTTAGCAGAGGCGTATGTATTTCAATTAAATAATATTAGTTTAAGCAGTCACAATTATGGTATAAGGATCTGGAATAGTAGCAGTCCTCAAAAACTTACATTTGATTCTGGTCTTGAACACATAAACATTGCTGGTATTCAAGAGTCGCCAAAAATCAGTTTCTATGATACTGAACAATCAATTACAAATAGTTCTCTATATAACAATTATTCAGCTATAGTTATACCAGAGTTTTATAGAGAAATATGGCAGCAAAGCTCACCAAACCCCCTTAGCTCTACAATAAAATTTTACCGTGGAGCGTTTAGAAGGCAATCTAGTACACTTTACTATAAGTTGATACAAACCGATACTGGTTTTGAAGATGCCGTTGTTAATGCTACCTATCAATGGGGTAGTCAATATGATAATACTATATTTATTGTAGATACTACTTTATTGGGCGGAACAGGCAGTGGGGGTACCGGGTCAAACTCTTTATCAGGTACTATTTCAGAAGGCTCTGGTATTGTTGTATGTGGATATGATACTGCTTATTCAAGTAGTTGTACTACTACTAAAACATATAATATAAGTACCAGTGGAGGAGACAGTACAAATATAAACTATAATTGGTCTATTATAGAAAATGCTGCAAATTTTGTACTAACAACTGCTAGTAATTTATCTTCGGCTACTATTTCTCATACTGGTAGTGCGGGAACATACGCTGCTGTTATCAGATGTACTCTTACTCAAAGCGGAGTACAAACACTTGTAGACTATCCTATTCAACATACGCATGAAATCGCATCAGCTACCTACACGGTTTCAACTAATACTACTAGTGTAAACGAAGGTCAAAATATTACCTTTACTATAACAACAACCGGTGTACCCACAAATACAACTCTTTATTGGACCCTAAACTCAATTAGTGAAACAGATTTAGTACCTACACAAACTAGTGGTAGTTTTATTATTGGTTCTGCTTCAAATGGATCGGTTACGTTGTCAATTTATGCTGATCAATTAACAGAAGGTGCTGAAACATTTACAATAAGTATTCGCACCGGTTCTATAACTGGCACTATAGTAGCTACTAGTCCAACTATAACTATTAATGATACCAGTACCGCCGATAGTGGCTGGCAGGTAGGTTTAACCGATACTACTAATTTTGTCAACGGAGGCTCTAGCAAAATACTTAGAATCGAATATGTAGCCGAGGCCACTCTATATACATTACCTACCTTTAGTGTAAGCAGTGACAACGCTAATTTAACACTTAATCCTACTAGTGGAACTATTGATCAGGGCTCTACCTATGAATCAGAACCAGGCACTAATTATTATGTAGGACCATTTTACAAAGATATTAACTTAACAGCCGCTAATATTAGTGGAGGCAATCAATCAGTTTCAATAACTGTTAGAAGTCCTAGCGGTGGAACTATACGTAAAACAGTTACTGGTATTATAAAAGATGTAGGACTACCAACAGTAACCCTTACGCCAAGTAGCGGAGCTATAGCTATTGATTCAACCACAACAGTTACAGTTACTACTAGCGAAGAAACCACAACTCTTACCAGTGCTGATATTAGTGTAAATATAGGATCTATAAGTAATTTTACAGGCAGTAGTACCAGCTATAGCTTTACTTATACAGCTCCAAGTACTGGTGGAACCGCTACTATTAGCATAGCTGCTGGAGCTTTTCAAGATATAGCAGGCAATAGCAACACAGCAGGCAGCACACAAATTACAGTTGTAGCGCCAACACTATATGCTGCACCTCAAATAACACTACTTTCAGCAAGTCCCGGTACAGGACAAGATGAAACTACTAATAGAACTGTAACATTTACATTTGATGTTACTGATAATTCATATAGCTATAATCAACGATATGATGGTACTACTTTTATAGGCACTAATTTTTACTGGGCTATTGAAGGTGGAGCAGGAGTTACTGCTAGTGATTTTGACGGATTAATATATGGTACGCTGCAAAGTATTAATGGTACAATAACTAGAAATTTTAGTATAACTATAAAAACAGACCAAATTACAGAAGGCAGTGAGCAGTATCGTGTAAATTTTTACAGAAATGGTTCATATGTAGGTACACCATATTATCAAAGCGGTTTCTATACGATTAATGATACTAGTCTGACTCCTGTAATACCAACTTATACCGTTATACCAAGCAGTACCAGTATTAGTGAAATTAATGCTTTAAGTTTCACTATAAATACTACCAATGTAGCCAACGGAACTACACTATACTGGACTATGGACGGCACAAATATAAATGCTATAGATTTTAATCAAAATACTGTGCCTACACTAACCACTACAGTTTCAGGTAACGCAGCAACTGGATATGCTAGCATAGTAAATAAACTTGGAAATAAACACTGGGGGCAACCGCCTGACCAAAGTACTTTAGATTATTTTGTTAGTGCTTTGGTTAATGAACAAACAACCACTACAGCTGTAGAACTATATTTTTCCAGTAATACTTATAAATACTACATAGACAGCGGCAGCATAACTATTAATAGTAATAGTGCAACAGTTACAGGCACTGTAAATCCTGACTTTACTACTGAAGGTACTGAAACATTAATATTTAATCTGCGAAGCGGAAGTACCACGGGACCAGTAATAGCAACTACTAGCGTAACACTGTATGATCTTGTTGCAACTCCTACAGTTCCAACTATCAATAGTTTTACTGCTAGCCCCAATACAATTACTAGTGGTAGTAGCGTTACTTTAAGCTGGAGTATTACAGGTGCTGATGTTGTAAAGATTATTGGAATAGGAGCGTATAATAGTTCAATAACTAGTATAGTGCTAGTTCCAACTGCTACTACAACATACACGTTGCAAGCCATTAATGTAACAGGAACATCTACTAGTAGTATTACGGTTACAGTTACAGCAGGAGCACCAGTACTAACTAGCATGGCATTAAGTCCTAGCACTGTAGCAGAGGGGCAAACATATACTATTACAGTAAATCAAAATAATTCTAGTACTAGTAATAATCAGATAACATTAACACTAGACCAAAAAGCTCCTAATTATTATTTTAACACTTTTTATCCGCCTAATCATCTAATCACCATACTAGCAGGGAGTACTAGTGGAAGTTTTAGTGGTACTGTTGGCAGCGCACCTTTAAGACATAACATACAATTAACTGCTAGTGGATCTATAAGTTCCGGTTTTGCTACTGCATGGGGAATACTTGGCGGAGATTCAACCACTGGCATAAGTTATATAGATTTTAATGTTATTAATACTGCTGGTGCCACACAAAATACTGCTAATGTTTCCATATATTTGCGTACTGGACAAACAATACAAGTAGGTACAACAGTTTTATCTGGTACTTATTTAACTAGCGGAGACAGTTACATTAGATTGATAGATCCTAGTAATATTACAGTAGCCTATAATGATGACTATGGTGGTGGTAGAGCCAGTTATTTTAGCTATTCAGTAGTTACAGAAGGAGTACACATTATTAAAGTAGGCGGGTTTCTAAGTGAATCTGCATCAGGCAGAGCAGGGTATATATTCAGTTAATATTACTAAAATATTTAGATTTACAAATTTACCCCGACTTGGTGACCGAGCTGACTAAACTAACTTGGAAACCATGGACTGATCGACAAAGAACTTAAAAAGTTCTGCTCAATGCCTTGCTCAATAACGATTGAGCAAGGCATTT